CTTGTAGATCTTCTTGAAGCGCTTGATCCGGCGCTCGAGGCTCATGACATCACCGTTGAGGTCGGTCGTCTCGTGGTTAAGAACATCGAGAGCCTCGGCCCGGGCCAGCATGTACCCTGCGATGTTGATCGTGATTCGCTGATTCACGAGCATGCGGTCAAGATCTTCACGATCGATGTCAAACGGCATGCCCTGAGGGTCCCGATGAGGACTTGCCGGGAGCCATTTCTGTGCCAAAATTTTGTGAATTTCGCTTCGGCGGTCACCACTTCCTTGAACGTCAAGATGCAGATTACGTTCACATGCAAGGAGGCGATTTTCTATATCAACTAGGGTCCAAGTGTTGATTTCCTTCTGGTAGACGCTGCCGTCAGGGGCCGGCGCCTTCTTCTCCTTTGTGTGGACTTTGGTTGCCATTACTAAAAGAGCGTTTGATTTTTTTAAGCGGGGGCGGCTATGTGCTGAGGAGCCGGTGCGGGCTGCGGGCACGCACACTTCGAGTTCTTCATCTCGGACAGGATTTTAAGGAGAATTTTGTTCTGCATATCGAAACTGGTCGCGATCTTCTCAGTCGCATCCTTCAGGCTGACGAGGATCGTCGCGACCGTCTCACCGTCCTCGGTCGCGAGCAGGCCGCCGAGAGCATCGAATATGTCGACGCCGTCCTCCATGTCAAATCCGTCCTCGTCCTCGTCCATCTCCTCCTCGTCCTCCTCGGGCTCCTCCTCAGGTACAATCTTGGGTGGCGGGCGGGTAGGGCGCGACATCTGTACTACGTCTGGATATTTTCGAGCTGGAACTTTTTCGCACCCTATATTAAAATGCCTGGTGGCGGTCTTATGCAACTCGTCGCTTACGGCGCGCAGGACGCCTACCTGACGGGTCAGCCCAAGGTGACCTTTTTCCAGTCGGTCTACAAGCGCCACACCAACTTCGCCATGGAGACTTCCCAGCAGACGGTCTCTGGTGCCATCGGTAACGGCAGCCTCGTGTCCGTGACCCTGGCTCGCACGGGCGACCTGGTCGGTGACATGTTCGTCGCCCTGACCCCGATCAACACATCGGCATCCCAGCTGACGACCAACAACACCGGCATCGACACGTGCTGGATAGCCGAGCGCGCCTTCAACACCGTCGAGCTCTTCATCGGCGGCCAGTCCATTGACCGCCATTACCAGCAGTGGTTCCGTCTGTACGCCGAGGTGTTCATGAACGAGACCAAGAAGGTGAACTACGGCAAGCTGACCTCCATGGCGGCGCCGAACAACGTGGGCCAGACGTCGACGGCCCTGGTCTATCTGCCCCTGCTGTTCTTCTTCAATCGCAACCCGGGCCTGTACCTGCCTCTGATCGCCCTTCAGTACCACGAGGTTCGCATCGATTTCACCCTGGCCTCCAACTACAGCAGCTACTTCGGCTCGAACCCGCCGGCCGTCTGGGCCAACTACGTCTATCTGGACACGACCGAGCGTGAGCGCTACGCCAAGGGCTCTCACGAGTACCTGATCGAGCAGGTCCAGCACGTCGCCGGTGACCCGGTCGGCTCGACGAACGAGAACAGTCCGGGCGTCATCCGTCTCCAGTACAACCACCCCGTCAAGGAGCTGATCTGGTGTTACCAGGACCCGACCCCGGGCACGAACCGCAACGCCATGTGGAACTTTTCGTCCAGCACGTCGAACGTCGAGGTGACTGTCGACGTCCAGAAGATCGCGGCCAGCGGTGGCTTCCTCGAGCCCCACAAGACGGGCGCTCCAGTGCTGTACATCCCGCCGATCCTGTCGTCGAACCTGACGGTCGTCTCGAACGTCACCTATGTGACGAGCAACATCGCACCGGGTTCCAACGTCCAGCTCCAGTCCAACGTCGTAGCGGGCGCGTCCCTGTGGGTCGAGGGTGGTCTGCCGGTCCTTTCTTCGAACGTCCTGTACGGACAGGAGGTTGGTCCGCTCCACAAGTTCAAGCTGATGCTGAACGGCACGGACCGCTTCGTCGAGCAAGGCGGCAAGTACTTTAACCAGTACCAGCCGTACCAGTACCACGAGGGCTCACCGTACCCGGGCATCTACGTGTATTCCTTCGCGCTCAAGCCCGAGGAGCTCCAGCCGAGCGGTACGTGCAACTTCAGCCGGATCGACATGGCCCAGACGTCCGTCTACCTCAAGACGGGCATGCCGAGCAACCTCCTCCAGCAGATGTTCGCGGTCAACTACAACGTCCTCAAGATTGCCTCGGGTATGGGCGGCGTCGTGTTCTCGAACTAAGCCCCGACTTCCTAGAAGTCGCCCTCGCCGCCCGGCCCCCGCGTGTGGTCCCGTGCCAAATTTTTTTCTTGAGTACTATTACAAATGGCCGGTGGACTTATGCAGCTCGTTGCTTATGGCGCTCAGGATGTGTATCTGACTGGTCAGCCCAAGGTGACCTTCTTCCAGGCCGTGTACAAGCGCCACACCAACTTTGCGATGGAGAACATCCAGCAGACGGTGAACGGCACCCCCTCCAACAGCGGCCGTGTGTCCGTGACCATCGCCCGCAACGGCGATCTGGTCGGCGACATGTACGTGGCGCTGGTGCCCTCCGCCGCCGCCCTGGCGCTGACGTCCAACAACATCGGCGCCGACACCTGCTGGGTGGCCGAGCGCGCCGTTGCGGCCGTGGAGCTGACCATCGGTGGCCAGCGCATCGACAAGCACTACCAGACCTGGTTCCGCCTGTACGCTGAGGTGTTCCTGTCGGAGTCCGACAAGATCAACTACGGCAAGATGACCTCGACCGCGTCCCCGGCGTCCAACGACGCGACCAACCGCACCTACGTGTACCTGCCCCTGCTGTTCTTCTTCAACCGCAACCCGGGCCTGTTCCTGCCCCTGATTGCCCTGCAGTACCACGAGGTGCGCCTGGACTTCGACCTGACCGCGACCTTCTCCAGCTACTTCGGCACCTCCAGCCCCGTGTTCGAGGTGTGGGCCAACTACGTCTACCTGGACACTGAGGAGCGCCGCCGCTTCGCCCAGAAGGGCCACGAGTACCTGATCGAGCAGGTGCAGCACACCGGCGGTGACTCCATCACCGCCTCGGGCAACCCGGGCGCCCAGACGATCCGTCTGTCCTACAACCACCCCGTGAAGGAGCTGATCTGGTGCTACCAGAACACCGTCTCCACGGCGACCAACTCCATGTGGAACTTCTCCACGGGCACGACCACCGTGAACGTGACCTGCTCTACTCACCCCAGCGTGGTGAGCGGTGTGCTGCCCCACGTGGTGGGCGCGCCCCACCTGTTCTCCAACATCGCGACCGGCTCCAGCACCTCGGGCACCCTGACCTCCAACATTGCCTGGGTCGAGGAGGGCTCCGCCCTGGCCTCGGGTGTGTCGTCCGTGGAGGTGGGTCCTCTGTACAACTTCAAGCTGGTGCTGAACGGCCAGGACCGCTTCAAGGAGCAGATCGGCAAGTACTTCAACCAGTACCAGCCGTACGTGTACCACTCCGGCACGCCCTACCCGGGTGTGTACGTGTACTCCTTCGCGCTGCAGCCGGAGGAGCACCAGCCGACCGGCACGTGCAACTTCTCTCGTATTGACAACGCCCAGGTGGCGATCAACATGAAGAGCGGCTACAGCACCCCCCTGCAGCGCATGTTCGCGGTGAACTACAACATCCTGCGTATCCAGTCTGGCATGGGCGGCTTGGCCTTCTCGAACTAGACATAGCGTCTTGAATTTGCGAGCGAAATTGCGAAACCCTAAAACCGGCCTTCGGGCCCAAGAGTCTTCCAAGACCCCTGGATCCGAAATTAGCGCGAAATTGTCTGCCACTGCCCCCCCAGAGCCGCAAACTCTTCCTCGATGACATGAGCCGTCAATTCAGGATCCGAACAACAGAAGACGTCGATATAAATCGCATTGTCCTCTGGATACGTATGGGCCGAGAAGTGACTCTCGGCCAGGACCAGGACGCCCGTGGCGCCATGTGGTTCGAATTGGTGAAAAGCCTGGGCCACTACGTGGAACCCACACCTTTCAGCGATTCGCTTCATAATTTTTTCGAGATGGACCCGTCGCGCCACCCACACACCCGTGATGCGCCCGACGAGATGGCTCTTCATTTAAGTTTCTAGGGATTATTCATTTTATATACGACGAGGATCACGGCACCGACCAGGTACAACATGCCGAAGTACATTTGGCCCGGCTTGGCGTACTGCTGACTGCGCGACGCGACCATGTTCGTAATAGCCAGGGCCGCGAACAATAGGACGAATAGGACAAAGAAAAGCATGTTAAAGTCGGCCGTCATTAATATTGACAAGTAAAATAATGTCAGGGCCCGAACTGATGCGCGAGATGAGGAGTCGATTTCCAAATTTAACCATCGAAGAACTCCTGGACCGAGTCCGGTCTGAGATGGTCAATCGGTATGTCGCGCACCTGAAGACGATCCAGGCTAATGACGTTAAGGAACTTCTCACAGAGGCCCGGCGCTGGGATCTGTCGCGAGAAGACGTGACTGGAATTGTCCTACAAATTTCAAAAACTTTTCCAGAGCCCATGGCATCTGAAGCCCTGGCTCTGACGAGTGGGGAAGGCGCCTGGAGTCTCTACACTTACCGAGATCCTGAACCGCCACGCGGCTGCTGCTTCAGCTGGCGTAGTTCGCCTTCGTCATCACGTTCCAGTAGTACATGAGGAACAGGCCGCCGATCACCAGGGTCACGGACTTGACAACCTCGGACGAGTTCTTGCGGACCTCGCCTTGGAGCATGGGCTGAATGCCAAACAGGACGAGCGCGAAGCCCAGCACAAGGGTAATGATATCGCTCAGCATTTAATAGTTAAGGAGATTTTTATTTATTACATACATGAACTTCGCCTATATAGACCCGGTGGGACTTCTGTCGGATATTTTGCGGACTCCAACCCCAGACGCCGTTGCCGCCATTCCGTGTGAACTCGACGAGCGCTGGACGTCATTCGAGAAGACCCTTGGTGAATTTAAGAATGAATTTGCAAAGGGCCAAGTCGAGCTGGTTCAGTCACTGGGCGCGCTCAACGAGAAGAAGGAGGAAATTAACATTCTCCGAATGATGGTCGATAACGTGAATTCTGAGGGCTTAAAAGAAAAGATCGTAGAGATATTAGACAATCACGAGTCTGAAGAGGGAATCAATGCCCTGACTCAACAATGCGGGGAAGTGAGGGGTAGGGTGGAGGCGCAGAAGAAGGTGCTCTCGGACACGAACGTTGAAAGGTACGCCAAGTTCACTTGCTTTGTATGCATGGACAAGCTCGTTGACCTTTTCTTTGACCCGTGCGGACACGTGATATGTGATGGGTGTTGGTCGCGCACCCAGAACAAACGCGACTGCCCGGGATGCAGGACTCGACTAGGTGGTGTCAAGAAGATATTCTCGATGAGTGCGTAAAATATTCATTATTTCTTTGTCCGTGTAATAACATTACTGGGTTCCATAGTATAACGGTTAGTACGGCAGACTCTGACTCTGTAAATGCGTGTTCGATTCACGCTGGAACCTTGGGCTGGGCATATCCCGCCGCCACCGTAGCGCACCGGCATCTGCCTCGACCTGAACACGTCGTTAAACTATTCACCTCTGACTTTGGCGCAGTGGTATTTTCACTAGAGCGCATCGGATTGTAGGCTCCGGTCTTCCAGACCGTTGGCGGGGCTCCGCTGGTCGGGTGTTCGAATCACCCAAGTCAGAACGACCCGAACATGTCGTTAAAAGGTTCACTAGGTCCCTGTGGCCTAATTGGTTAAGGCGTCAGTAAAAAGACGTAGCTGTTAACCTGTAGATTGTGAGTTCGATTCTCACCGGGGACGAATTTTTAACTGTCCAGCTCCAGTTAAAAAATTGTCTCACACTACACCAATGGAGAAGAAGTGCTCCAAATGTGAAATTTCAAAACCACTCGTCCAGTTTCCAAATGACCCGAAATGTTCAGGAGGAAAAAGAAACGCATGCAAAAATTGTAGGTTAACTCAATGGATTCCGGAAGAAAATGAAATTTTGACATGCAGAGTATGTAACGATAAAAAACAATATTCATTATTTGCTAATCAAGGTAAACGAAAACCAACTATGTGTAAATTGTGTTTAAATGCAAAGGAACGTGCTAAACGAGCTTCAGACCCAGACGAGTATAACAAGAAAATACGTGAAAACTATCAGCGTAACAAAGATAAAATAAATGAAACACGACGAAAAACACTTCAAAAACGTCGGGATGAGGACCCTAAATACCGTGCTATGATGGCGCTTCACTGTAGGTTATATATGGCGGTCAAAGTCAAAACAGGTAAAACACTTGAGCTTACAGGGTGTTCTAAGGAAGAACTCATAACACATCTTCAATCAAAATTCACAGAAGGAATGACCTGGGACAACTATGGGGAATGGCATATAGATCATATACTTCCATGCGTTTCGTTCAATCTAGAAGACCCTGAAGAGCAAAAGAAGTGCTTTCACTGGACTAACCTACAGCCTTTGTGGGCTATTGATAATATACGTAAAGGAGCCAAGACTTAAAAAAACGCAACTCAAATTTATAAATGGATCTTGGAGCTATAGAAGTAGCAAGTGGGGACTATTGTAGACCAAACTATGCATCAAAGGATAAGTCATATAAATGCGCCGAATGTGATCAACGCGTCATCCTCCGAAAAGGTTCCATACGTCGCCCTCATTTCGCACATTATTCAAAGCGCGAGTGTTCTTATTACGAACATCCAAACGAAAGTCAGTTACATAAGGACGCCAAGTATCGCATGGCGGAAATTTTGAAACAAAAATCCGCCATATCAATTGAATGGAGTTGTGGAAATTCTAATTGTAGAGGTTCATCTGGAAATTCAAATGATATAGTTTACAAAGATGGTGACGAAGTCGTGATCGAGTACAGGGATATTTTGGGGAAGTACGTGGCCGACGTAGCCGTCATCAATGATGGAAAGCCTCGGCTAATATTTGAAATCAAAAATACACATGCGACAACAACCGCCCGCCCAGAACCATGGTTTGAATTCGAAGCCAGAGAATTTTATGAGAAATATAATTTAGATACGACTAGTTATGCGTTTTCATGTATCCGAAGAAACTCAATGCGAGAGTGTTTAGGGTGTAGTGCTTTGAAAGAACCTTGGATTGAAAATGTGCCGCGGCTCGATAGAAGTTTCGACCCTCACAAGGCGTGGGAGCAGTCGCACCCATGTGTTATTTGTAAAAGGAAACTCTACTCTGCTATATTTTGCAAAGGATATCGTCAGCTTTGTAAAATTTGCCTCGAGTCTGATTATGACGAACTGAAACGATTGTACGATTTGAAAGGAAAATGCATGTTTATATAAAATAATCACCCATCTATAAATCAAATGAACGTCCGCCTCGTCGACTCGATGGGGAGCGACGCCGCAATCGTCCAGGCCGCCCGTGTATCATACGGGACCGGCACCAAGTCGGTCAGCAATGATCGGGCTCTGATCCGCTATCTCATGCGCCACAAGCACACCACACCGTTTGAGATGGTCGAATTCAAGTTTCACGTGCGCGCGCCGATCTTCATCGCACGTCAATGGCTGCGTCACCGTACGGCCAGCGTGAATGAGATGAGCGCCCGGTACTCAATCGTCGACACGGGCTTCTTCCTTCCCGAGGAGTTCCGCAAGCAGGCCACGAACCGCGGGCAGGGTGGCGAAGAGCCGTACGGTGAGGGTAGTCCGAACCTCTTGGCGAAGCAAAAGACTTCGTGCGATCTCGCCTTCCACGTCTACGAAGAACTCATCGCCAAAGGTGTCTCCCGCGAACTGGCCCGGGCCCACTTGCCTCAGAACACCTTCACTGAATTTTACTGGAAAATTAACCTTCACAACCTTCTTCACTTTCTTCAACTCCGTATGGACGATCACGCCCAGAAGGAGATTCG